CTCGCTGCATTGGCTTGATAACTGTGTTGTCAAAAAGCAAAGCTGCCATCTTAATTTCATCTGCGTTTGAACCAAGTCCTCCGTTTTGTGGTAAACCAAAAAGCAAAGGTGAAGTCACTCTGTGTGATACCATTATCTTCCTGCTTGCCTCCTCTGAGATGAATTGGTATTGATTGTGCGCGTCAGGTAGGCTGATGGACTCTATTTGCGCTGCTGTGTCTTGCGAATCATTAAAAGCTACGATTACGCTATCTCCTTCTGTGCCTGTAAACTTGTCCTTAATCTTTGACTCAATCATTCGCTGCTGGTCTTCCTCAGGTATGCCATTATTGAAGTTGATGATTGTCGAACCACTAAACCTTGTGTAGATGTTGTTAAGGTGAAATTGTCCAAGTTCTATTTCAACGAAGGCATAATCTAATCCTGACTGATATTCGACAGGTGAGAAGTAATGAAAGCCAGCTTTGTAAGGCTTGATGACCATAACTTCAAGACCTTCTTTAGATTTTCCAAAGCAAGGAATGCGCTGATGCTCATCGTTACGTTTGGCGTTTGCCCAATCATCGCAGTAATAGTAAGCCTCAATATAACCTTCTTCGTTCATCTTCTCAGGTCGCAAGTTTTGGATTGGCATATGTGCTACCTCCATCACCTTCGTGTGTGCTGTGTCGTATATTACTTGATATGCAGCTTGACCGAAAGTGTAAAAGTCATCGCATATCTTACGCATACAATCCTCGCTGAATAGCTGAACCATCATAGCGTACTCGTCAGGCTTCTTTGCAGCGTTTGTAGCGTACAATCCTCGCCCGTAAATCATATCGCTAATGCCATTGATTAACGCGCTATTGGTAGGCGATTCTTTGGCATCTATGAGCGTCTGATAGTAGTTATTATCTACGCCATACGCTACCCATTTGTCGCGCTTGTTCTCGCTAATCTCAGGTGTTGTGTATTTACCTAGTTGCACTAGGCTGATGTTGCTGCTCATATGATTACAAATTCGTTATTAGATGACTGCTGCGTAAACACATTCTCATTGATGCTGAATTTTGCAAAGTCAGTATCGTCTGTAATGTAGGCTTTGCCTCGAAAACAAAGTTCTGCTCCATCTTTTATTTCAATGATGTAATTCTGACCATCCACCAGCAAAGGCGAAAATGTATTTGTAATAGTTAAGTAGCCGTTCAAATAAGTAGCTGCTAGATTAAAAGTGTGTGTCAGCTTGTTTTGTTGCTCACTTGTGAAAGTTACATCTACATTTCCTGTTGGCTCAAATCGCGGAATCACTTGGAACGATTGAGCCGTTGCTGATGTGGTTAAGATTACCATATACTATAAACGAATTTTTTCGGTTTTGTTCTAAATAAAAAAGGCTACCCACATTGGATAGCCTTTCTAATCACCTTTGCTGATTATTAGCTGGTGACTATTGAAGTGATACCTAAATTGGTTAGCTTATCTGCAATCGTTGTTCCTGTCGCTGGAATACAAAAGTTCGCAGGAACTTTCTCGCTTCCTGAGAACGTCAATGTGTAACCATTCAAATCACCTAGCGCACCGCCTGTGGCAAACGTACCGCCTGTCACATCAAGTCCGTGTTCGTGACCGCAAAGCAACAAATCTCCATTGTTGGTTTCAACTAAGATTTTTGGTCTACCATAGCAAAGCAATTTCAACTCTTTGTTGGCTTCCTTTGTCATCTTTTTTAAAGTGATGTTTAAGGCTTGCTCAAAGAATGTAGTGCCGTTATCTCGGCTTGCTGTGATGGTCTGCTCAAGCGTATTAGTTGTCGCTTTCAATTCGTACTTGTACGTAGTTAAACCTGAACCCAATACATCAATTACATCTGTGTCTGTGGCATCGAATGAAAATCCTGATTCTGGCAAGTCAGCGTAATTAAAAATGTAGATGTTATTAATACCACCTACTGCGTCTTTGCAAGGCTCTACTCGTCCTGCTGTAATATCGCAACTCATATCTATTTTTTATTTAAAAAAAAAGGGCAGACAAGCAATCGCTCACCTGCCCCAATTTTGGTTAGTATTAAATTAAGCGTAAAGAACTATGTCTTCTACTACTCCGTAAGTCGCGCCTTGAAAGAAGCGAGCAATGAAACGGAAGTTGTTAGAACCATCAATGTCAGCCATATCAAGTAGCTTAACTTCTTGCATTGCGCTGAGTAAAGATGTTCCGAAGAAAAGGTTGCTGGTTTGAGCAGCTACCATCTTGTTGTCAGTCAATCCTTCTGCAACGAATACAGGGATGCCGTTGAAGAACAAGTCAACCAAACGCTGGTTTGAACCTCTGTTCTCGTATCCGTTAGCACCTACTCCAGCAGCGGCATAGCCAGCTAAATGCTCGATGTATGCCTTATAAACGTTTTTAGAAACGTATAGCTTCAAATCCTCTTTGCCATAAACAGCAGAAGGAATTACAGCTACTACTTTCGCCATTTCAGCAGCTACGTTAGCAGCAGTAATAGCGATTGCAGTAATTTCTTGAGCAGCAGGAAGAGCAGCGTCAGCAGCAAGTTGAACAGCTAGTCCATCAAACTCACCTTGATTAGCGTTTACACCTGACCAAATATTCTGCTCAATCTTCTGAGCAACTTTTGAACCGATGTGACCAATCATATAGTCAGCAAGTGAAGAAGGAACGTCTCCTGAATTAGCACCCATTTGTGCAACTTCCCAAGTTGTAACAAAGTCCTTCTTACACATTTGTAGGTTTACTTGAGCTTCTTCGACTGTTAAGATTCTCTCAGTCAAGTCAACAGTAGATGTTGGTGTAAAGTCGCAAGTTGCATCCTTTACGATAGAATCAACGTCAATTCGCTGAATAACCTCTTTTTGCATTACGTTGGGGCGAACTGTGATTCCGCCATTTTCGATAGTGCTTGCGCTTAATAGAGCAGCACTTATGTACTGACCTGCTGCTTCTCCAGCGTAGGTAGTAGTGATATTAGTTGTAGTAGCCATTTTTTACTTTTTGATTTTAGCTATTTTAGAAAGCACTCTTGATTCAGTACCCCCAAATTTGATTGAATGAAAATTGAATGATTTTTTAGATTCCTTCTCAGGGTTTGGCATTATTGCCTTTGCGGCTGGCATATCTTCTTTTGATAATTCAACCTCTTCTTTTACTTCCTCTTTTTTAGTCTCAGAAAGCATAGACTTAATTTCGCCAATAGCTGCTTCAAAATCTTCCTTTGTTACATAGCTTGGCTCTTCGCTTGCCTCTACCTCAACTTCTTTGGTTTCGACAGCTTCTTCAGCAACAGGCTCTTCCTCCATTGCTTTCATTTCACCAATCACACCTTCTTCAGATACGACTAGCACTCTAGATTCAGGCAGTTCATACTCACCAACAGGCAATGGCACTTGACCATCTTCTGTGACAATGAAAACCGCCTCACCAGCCTCGAAACTCTCTGCTTCGATAACTGTGCCATTTTCAAGAGTCATTTGCTCTAGCTTAATTTCGATGCCGAGCAAAGTCTTGATTTGATTTAATACAGAATTTTCCATACTGTATAAACGTAAAAACCGAAAAGTGTTAGATTTTCAACTTCCGCAAGCCTCGCAATCCTCGTCATCAAGGCTGCATTGCTGTGGTTTGACTTGCTTGGTTTTATCAAGTTCTGCTGCCTTGCGGAGCATTTCTGCGAACGCTTCGCCTTCTTCCGTGATGTTGGTCATTTATATTTCTTCGTCAGGTTGAAATTCGTATTTCCAATTATTGAAAGCGTCAGGTGTTGCAAACATTGTGACCTTGTTGTCATCTATTTGTTCTGTGCTTTCTATACCTGTGTAGCTGGTAGTCGATTGGTCTTCGTTGTATCTAACAAAATCCCAAGTGATTGCTGTGTTAGGTACGATGTAAGTGTTGTCTGTAATATATCCGTAGTGATTCATTAATGTGATACAAAGTAAGTTCCTGTGAAGTTGTTAAGTGTCAAGTCATTGGAATTACCTGATGAATCGCTTGCTGTTGTGCCTGTTGATTCGTTGAATTTCCAATAAGCCAAAACGCCTGATGTTAATATTGTTGTGGGGTCTATGCCACCGCCTGAATTATACAAATCAGTCACATTTTGTTGTGTTGCGCAATAACCTCCCACAGCAATAAAATCATCCATTTTGCCTTTAAAATGCTTTGTGTTGTTATTTCTATTACCAACACTAATCATTGCAAGATTGGCAGAATTGGTATTGCTTGTGGATTTTGTTTGCTTTACACCATCAACATACATTTCTATAACATTGCTGCTATCTCTTGTTACAACGTAGTGATGCCAACTTCCTGTGTCTCCTGAACTATCGTAACCGTAGGTAAAAGCATTTTGATTACCACTACCATTCAGTCTAAAATAAGTGACGTTTGGATAAAAGAACCACATATCTTTTGCGGTGCTATCTTCAAAAACCCAAAATTGTCCGTTTTCTGAATTAACTAATGGATTCATCCAAAGCGAAATAGTAAACTCTGTGCTAGATGCGGCAATTTGTAAGTTAGCTGGTAGGCTGCAATAGTCATTGACTCCATCATATTGTAAAGCGTTTCCAAAATCGTAACCCGAAGATAGTAATGCTGTTGTGCCTAAGTATGCTTGAGATACATCTGTGCTTCCTAACTTCAGAGTAGTTATATCTGTACTTCCTAATTTTATTGGCATATTAAGCTATGATGTAAAGTGTTGATGCGTCAGGTGTTGCGATGGCATCGTATTCCGCTTGCGTCAAACTCATAATGTTCGTAATGACATCTGCACCTGTAACTCCTGTTGGGTCAGATGCTAGGTAGTCAGCATCGTTTGTCAGCGTAGATACGTTATCGCTTGGCTGCACCGATGTTGCCCCAAGTGCTGCGCCTGATGTTACTGTGGCAACTGCTACGCTGTTGACTGTGCCTGTCAAATCTCCAGCTAAGATTGTCGCTGTTGAATCTTGGTTTGCTGTCGCTCCTAATGCTGCACCTGCTGTAACTGTGGCAACCGCTACGGAATTGATAGTACCTACTGTTGTTACTCCTGTGTTGTCAATGGTAACATCACCTGACATTGCAACTGATACCGATTGGTTGGATGCGTTTCCAAGAAACATCTTTCCTGAGTCAAGGTTTGGTGTTGCGTTAGCCCTACCTGCACCACCTACTTTTATGATGCCTGCGCTTGCGTGACTTCTTATGACTCTACCGATGTTCTGAATGTCTGCTGATTCACCGCTTGGCGGTGTAGCTGTCAACTCACCTGCTGATGTGGAAACGTATAGTGTATCGCCTTCAGTAAATGCTGATGTGTTTAACCCTGTTAAGTTTCCAAAAGTAATGACCTCGCAAGCTGCGTTATTGTTCGCATCCGCATAAACTAAACCGAATGCTGGTCTTGCAGTAGCATCGTCTGCGTCAGCTAAATCTACAAGCGTTTCGCTACCGCTTACTCCTGTAATTGAAACAACCTTACCTTTTAGTAAGGTCGCTCCGCTTTCGTTCTTGGCAGTAAAACGAATCGCACCATTTACATCTCCTAGAAATTCATCTGATGTGACTGTGCCTGTGATGTTTATGTTGCCTGTGCCTGTGACATCATAGGTATTCAAATCTAAGTCACCGCCTAGCTGTGGTGTAGTGTCATCGACTACCGCAGCAATACCACCACCGCCTGCGCTGTATTGAGGAATGTTTAATGTATCACCAATGAATGTCGCTGCTCCTGACGTTCCTGTTGTGGTTAAGGTTATGCTGTTCTGCTTGTTGTTAAATGTGTTCCAATCAGTTGAACTTAAATAACCATCTGTCGATGTCGTTGATTGTGAAATTGATAAATCAGGAGTAGTTGTTCCGTTTGTTACAGCTAACGGAGCGTTTGTTGTAACTTCTGTTACTGTTCCACTACCGCCTCCTCCACTATACTGTGGAATGTTTAAAGTGTCTCCTACCAATGTAGCTGCACCTGATGTGCCTGTGGTAGTTAAGGTGATGTCTCCTTGCTTTGCGTCTAGTGCCGTTTGCGTTGCCGTGCTTATTGGCTTATCTGCATCGCTGGTGTTGTCTACGTTTCCAAGTCCAACATCTGACTTTGTGTAGTCACCGCTTTGAGCAGTTACTGCGCCCGTTCTGCCAAATACTGAATCAACAGCATTGACCTCTGCGCCTGCTTGAATACCGCTCAATTTAGATATATCGCTCGCGTTTGTGAACTTGTTTGTTGTGGTCGCATCACTAATATCGTCAGCATCTAATACAACTGCTCCTGTTTGAGTATTCACGCTATCTACAGCATTAACCTCTGCGCCTGTAGATATACCTGCCAACTTAGTTTGCTCCGCGTCCGTAAATGCGTTTGTGTTAGCGTTGTTTTCGTATGCCGTTTTAATCTCAGCATCCGTTGGGTTTACCTCTGCTCCAGCTTCAATACCTAGTAGCTTACTCTGTTCTGAATCGCTAAACTCATTGGTATTTGCATTGCTTTCGTATGCTGTTTTGACATCGGCTGCTGTTTTCGCGTTTCCGATTGATGCTTCAAGTTCTGCGAAGCTGTGTATGCCTACTCTCTCTGTTGCCATTAGTTGACTGTTAAGTATAGTTCGTTATCGGATGTGACGTATTTGAAATCATCCGTTGTGATGTATATGTAGTTGATGATGGTTGGTGGTGTGCCTGTGATATTACCGATACCTTGCGCCCATAGTGAGCCATCGCAACACTTGACTGAGTAGGTGTTGTTAGGACATAAGCATCCTCTCCTACCGCCTCGCCTTGATGATTGCGCGTTGTAATACCGCAGCTTGTCCTTACGCATCTAGGCTGTTGATTTTAGATTCTGCCCAACTTAATGCAGATTTACCGCCCCATAGCAAGTAGCTAATAGTTCCGCAAGCCTCTGTATCTGAAGCATCATAATACTCTGCCGCCCTGCTCAAGTAGCTTTTCATTCTCTTGATTGTTTCTATGCTGATTGGCTTGCCTTGTGCTAACTGCTGCGCTCTTATCTTACCGACTTGTGTCGCGCATTTATTGTTGACTTTCTCGTTTAATTCTAAGCCTCGCTTGGCGTTGTTCTTAACTGAATCAGGATAGTCGCTATATGATTCCATTGAAACACGCTTGCCGCTTTTGGTTCGCTTGTCTGACTTAATTACAGCCTTGACTTCTTTAAGCAAGTATTCTTTTTCCTCTGCCTCAAGTTCTGCTAGGATTGTGTCTATGGATTCAACCGCTTTCATTTCTGTCTTGTCTGCGAAATAACCTTCAATAGAAAATCCTTTGACCTTACCTGTCTTAACGTACTCATTCCATACCTCATCGTTGTCAACTTTGACGCTGACCATCCAAGTGCCGACAGGCATCGAAAGTCCGTAATACGCTGACTTGTCTTTTTCTGTGTCATCGACTAACCAAGATTCAACTACTGTCAGGTCAGATAATTTAAGCTGATGCTCTAAAGTGCTTTTGCTCTGATTACCTTGCTTTAAAAATAGCTGCGATGCTTTGGCGATGGTATCCTTTGAAAAGTAAACGTAGAACTCTTCCTCGCCATTCTTGCGGAATATGGTTTTGTTAGGTATCAATGCTGCGCCCATCAATACGCGCTTCTCCTTATCTACTTCTGCCAGCTTGATTTCTTGGTCTTTGCTTAACGCAATGAAGTCAGACTCTATTGCAGGTGACTCGACTATGCTGATGGCATTGACTCCAGCATCAATACTTTCTTCGTCAAGTATCAGTTCTATAATCTTCATATCTAATAAACGAATTTTTTAGGTTTTGTTTTTATCAAAATGATGACTTGTCTCGGCTGTTTCTGTCAAGGCTCTGCTGACTCGTTACGTCTGTCGATACAACATAGGCTTTCACAGGTTCTTGATTCTGTTGTGCAATACTGCCAGCCACTTGATTAAATCCGCTTGTTCCGACTGTGTTAAATTGTGGTGCGCCACCGCCTGCTGCACCTCCTGCTGATGGCATTGATGGCTGACTTACTGATGGCTTAGAACCACCGCCACCGCCTTTAGGCTCAAACTTTTGCGATGCTATTGTGGCAATATTAGCGACACCCATTGCAATTGCTGCTGCTGCCGCAATACCTCCAAGCACAGGGCCAACGAAAGGGATTCCTGACATCGCCTTGTATGAAGATTGTGCTGATTGTGCTGTGTCTATTGCTGTTTGAGCGATTGATACAGCCTTCTGAACTTGAAATGCTCGTTTAGCTGAAATTAATTGATTCGCTGCTAATGCATCACTAATTGAAACTGCTGCGTTTAAACCATCTCTAGCAATAGAAGTAATTGCCTCTTGCTTTTGTCTTTGTAATTCTATGGCTTCTTTTGCTGCTGCTTCTTCCGCTTCCTTTTGCTTTTTTCTTGCTGCTTCTTCTGCTTCTTCGATTGCTTTTATTCTATCTAATTCCGCGTCTAATAAATCTTGTTCAAATTCTGCTTGCTCACGCAGCAAACTATTTCTATTTGTTAGCTGTTCAGATTCAAAACCTGTGACCTTTGCTAATATAGCTGCTCTTTCATTATCTAATTCTAACAGTTGCTTTTTAGCTTCAAACTCAGGTATTAATCCTTTGGCTAACCTGTCCTCGATTGCTTTTTGTTGAATATCAACTAACGCTGTCTCTGCTGCGATTTGTTCTTTGAGTATTTCACCCAACTTCTCATTAGCTGCGATGCGCTCTTCAAATGATTTTGTCTCATCATCTCGAATCTGTCTTTGAAGTTCAGCCGCCCTGTCAAACTCTTCTATTAAGCCTTGCTGCTTTATAACTGCAATCTCTGCTGCCTTACTAAGTTCAACAGTAGCCTTCGCGCTTTTTAATGTTTCCGATGTGTAGTCGCTTATTGCGCCTACTGCGTTTTTAGCTGTATTGACAATCTTTTCTAAACCACCATCCGCACCTGTAATTACATCTACGCTCTGAACCGCAGCTTCTTTGGCTGTTTCCCACGCCTTTGCAAAGTCTCCTGAGAAGAATTGAAACAATGCTTTGCCTGCTAATCCCAATGTCTCCATCAACTGCTCAAAACGCTTGGTCAGCCCTTCACCTATTGATGCTCCTAGTTCTGCAATTTTCTTTTGTGGGTCTTCAAATAATTGATTAAAATAATCTACAACAGTACCGACATTGCTTTCTAAGAATTTAAACAAATCATTTACAGCTATTTTCAAAGCTGTTAAACCTGTTTCAAAAGCGTCTATTGCCCCTTGATTGCTTTTAAATACCTCAACTAAAGTTCCTAAAGCGGCAATCAGTAATCCAATGCCTGCTGCTTTAATAGCTGTGCCGATTTTCTTAAATCCACCAGCAAGTCCTGATGTGCCTTTTTCAGCTTTTTTTAAGTCCTTACCAACGCCCTCTACATCTTTTCCTACTTGTTTAATATCACCGCTATCAACATCAATCTCAATCTCAACTACTTTTTTTATTGTTTCAGCCATTACTTTGTAGTTTAAAGTAGTTCTTAAATTCGGTTAGGTTCTCAGGTACTTTGTACTTGCCTTTTGCCATCTGTGTCAGTTGACCGCCATCGTGCCAATCATCGCTCTTCAGTAGTTCTATAATATCCTTAATCATTCTACAAGTGTTAAAAGTTCAAACGCTGCTTCGCCTGTTGTCAGGTTCAGCTTCATATTGTTGATTGTGTATTTCTTAGTGCTTATCGTCAGCACATCATTGACCTTGATTTCTAGAATCACATTCAATGGCAATATCGCTCTGACCATTGTCCTGCGCATTGACAGGTCATATAGGTCGGTGATGTAATCTTCCCAAAATGTTTTGTAAATACTTGGACTGCTGGCTGTGTCAGTAGCCAATGTAAACGGATTGACCTCCGCACCAAAGTTTAGGCTTTGCGTGTAGTTGTTGGTTTTGTCATTGTACTGAAAGCAGACGTTGTATTCTTGAATGGTGTTGGCAATGTTACTATTCGCTCCGTTGATGTAGAAACTCCTAAAGTCAAAAGCTGTTTGATTAGTGACTGAAAGGTCTTTTGTTGTACCTCTATAAAACATAACTGTTTTACCTCCTGTTGTAGACAACTCGCTGTTGATATAATGGCAAACCAGCAACTCGCTGAGAAAACTATCATCGTCTGAAACAGGAGCAAAGTTGGTTAGCCTTGACCAACTAGGATTTTCAAAAGGTATTTTCAACTCAAAGTTTTGTGAACTGATAGCATCACCAAATGAATCCCTGATTTCCGTAATTGAATCACCATATCCAATACCTCCATTCAATTGAGCGTAGTTCTTACCTATAACTGTTTCGGTTTCTGCGTAGCTAAATTTCAATTCATTGTAAAGTGATGCTGGTTGCACATCGACCTTATCCATATCGACATACTTGGTGATGTCTATCTCACCGCCTGATGCCATCCAATCGTCAAAAGTTTCTACTTGAAATGTTGTTGCGTTGATAGGAAGGATAACTAAGTTGAACATCTTAATGATGTTCTGCAACCATTCAGCAATGTTTTGGTCAGGTAAACCTCCTTCAATGTTGATGGTTTCGTTGGTTAAGCTGTCGGTGTATGTATGATTGAAATATCGAAACTCACAACTAGATGAGTCATCCATATTAACTCCTGTTCTTGTTACACCAAAATTTAAGTTAGCAGTACTACTTGCAAATGCCCAGTCGAACTTCTCAGGGAAGTTTGATTTGACATAAAACTTGAAAGTTCTAGCTGACGCTGAGTCAGGAAAGCTGAATGTGTAAGTAGCATACTCATCTCGTATACTACCACCGTCTAAGTAAACATAGTCGTATGAAGTTTCTGTGCCTCCTGTGGTTTCAGTACATACCAGCTTCACTTTAGGTTCAGGCAAATATTCGTTGACCTCTTCAAACAAACTCATCCTCACTTTAATACCACCTACAACTGTTACGTCTCCTGAATTTGCTGGAACTGTTAGAACTCCTGTGGTTGTATCCCAAACCGAAGCACCTCCGCCAAATTTAGTACCTCCTGTAAGCTGTACATAATCCATCTTGAAATGGTCACCAAAACCTTTCGCCCTATTGCTCCATACATACAAATCTTGCCAAGCATCGGTATTCCAAAAACCACCTGTAAAGTTGATTGAATACTTAGTCTCAATCTGCTCAAGGATGAAGTTAGCTTTCAACGCTGGTTTCAATTCGTAAAACATACCGCCTTGCGATGCGTATTGATAACTATTACTGATGTTTATAAAGTCATTTCCATCGCGCATAGAAGCTACAATGACCATACGAAAATCAGAAACAGGCATATCATAAAACTGAAACGCAAGTTTTCTAGGCGTTATAGGGTCTTGAATTATTGATGCTGATGGGTTGGCTGAAGTTATAGTAGCTACAATAGAAAAATCATCGTCTGCATCTCTGACTTTTATTTCCCAAGCTTCTGATTTAGCAGTCTCTATTCCAATACTAAATATATCTGTCTCAAAACCTGCGACTTGATTAAACCAATTATTCTCTCTGTCATAAAATGAAGCACCTCCTTCAGTTACAGTAACCTCATAAGGCACAACTGTCAACCTGTTATCAATATCTAAAGGAACGCCAGCCGCATTGAATAAACCTGAATATGGTTTGTAGTTAATGGAATTATACATCCCATTGCCTCTACCTTGTAGATTCCAATTACGTTGCGATGTGATTAATGGAATCAGTTTATTGCCTGAACCTAGTGTGCCTTCAATAGCGTCATCAAATTGGTCGTATGTCAATTTAAAGTTTGACGTTTCAGTTAATGTGCCTAGCTGTGGTATTGTGTCTTTACCAAAGGATTCAAGTATGTTAGGCATCTCGCTAAAGAACTCAACCTCGTAATAGTCAACGCTTCCATTTTTTAAAACAGCACGATTCAGCCACAAATAACCTTCTCGAAATGGTAAGGTGTTTATCTCAATGCGTGCAGCTTTCTTGGCTGCTGGATTGAACCCTGTTGCAATGGACTCATCATACCAATGACTCATTGCGATGTTGTTGTTTTTACTAGCTGGAATTGTAAATGATTGGGTGTAGTCGGAAAAGACCTTATCCAATTCTCTGAAGTCTTTGACAGTTCGATTTATCTCAATGACTTCATCATCGAACAAATCAAGCCTCAAATCGCCAATATAAACTTCAACATTTAACCTCATAATTCTATTGTCTTATCTTGTCTTGTCTTGTCTTGTAGCATACCAAATGCAATGCAAATGCAATGCAAATGCATAGCAAGTGCATCAATAAACTTGTAACTACTTGATTATCAGATAACATCATTCAACTCATTGTAAGCAAAGTCAAAGGTCAAAGTGTAATTTATCAACTTATCATTGACAGATTTCTTAAACTCTACTTGGTTGGTTTGTATCGTCACAGGTGTGAAAACATCATCAATGATTAACACAATGTTTTCGCTCAACATTATCTCCTCCAGCAACAAGCTGAATGACTCATCTACAAACCCTGTGTTCACAATAATTGACTTTGAGCCATTAACATTATACCTCTTATGCTGTGCCGAATTAGTGTTGTATGTGTACTCACTATTAACTACCTCACCGATGTTTCTTTTGAGCTTGCTTTCGGTAGTTGACATCTGCGTCATTGACTTTTTTATGAAGCTAAAGCTATCCCAAAAGCCAAACTTGTTTATAAATAAGCAATCGACCACATTGTATTTAGGCTCGCAAATAATCTCATATCTAAGTGGAGATTGGTCATTAATTTTAGCGATAGTGTTTTTACCTGATATTCTTGGCACATCGTCTGCGAGAATATAGAAGCCTTGAGGCATTTGCACCAGCGTAATTTTCAACTCCTGCAAGGCTTGAATGTCTCCTGCTGGTAAATTACTTACATCCAATACCAAAACTGAACTTGTAGTGTTGGCATCAACGTCTAACTCTTCATCTATGCTTTGATAGGTAGTACCCCCACTCGTAAAGGTTGGTGTTATAATATTAACTGTCTGACCTACCGAAGCATCATTCGCAACAGTTATGTCCAAAAAACCTCCACCAATATCAAAATCATCTTGACTTGTAATTTCAACAGATACACCTATTGTTCCTGTCGATGGACTGCCAGCAGCGTTTCTATTTAGGAAGTGACCGACTCGTAGGTAGTCTTGACCTGTCACAAAGTTTGAGCATAGGTTCTTTTTACCAAGCGGAATATACACAACGGAATATTCTACCTCATCAATAGACTCATCAGAAGGCAATATTTCAACGTCATAGATGTTTGGAATGGTGTTATAGTCATCATCTACATAAGTCAACCAAGCCTCTTTTGTCGTGCCAATTTGTATACCTGCACCCCATTTGATGCGAGCGAAAGTTTCGACATCAGGTGTGTTGTGGTCGAACTCACCTGTAAATATTGGAAGGATTGCATAGCTATCTGTACCCATCTGTCGATAGCAATCTGTTGCCATTATTGTCACATCCGTTTGCTTGGCAACTGCTGGTGACCAAGTAGGATTGCCATAGTTACCTGTCGCTCCTGTTGATGGTAAGAAGTTTACGCCATCCTTGAATGCACTATATCCGTAGTTTGCCGTGTAGTATTCCTCTGTCACAGTAGTACCTCCTGTGTCAACTACTGTTTTGTCTACCTCAATGAATAGAATTTCATCTTGCGAAGCGTGCTTATCTGACCTGACTTTCGCTGCATAGCTGGCAGTCAAGTTTGATTCAAAAGCAAGGCAGTACGCTTTGTTCTGTTGCAAGGTCGGAATAGCAAAAGTGATTGAAGTTGCATTGAATGATACGACAGTAACGTGCCAAATAGTAGCAACGTATGTTTGATTAGTACATACTCCCAACCCTGTTGAATTAAAAGCTGGTGTTTTGATAGTAAACTTATCACCTACCTTTAAGTTGCACATCGTGGTAGTGTCTACTATTGTGGTAAACTCGCTGCCATTATTGTTCGCGTTTAGGTTTACAGTCGATGTGATGTCGTAGCTAATCTCCTTAATCTCGTTAGGAATCTGATGCTCGATATAGTCAGAAACAAGCGGAGCAATGTCAAATACAATGATGCCATCAACGTCATTGGTTTTGGATAGCGTGTAGGTCTTTATCGCTGTACCACCTGACGCTCTGTTACCTCTTTTGATTTTGACGCTTAGAGACGCGCTGGTAATATCTTCATTTGCCGATGGTACGCAGTTGATAAAGAATGGTGACCTTGTCTTGACAGGTCTATGGCTTTTTAGTGCTGTTGGCATTGATAGTGTCTATTTGTGTGCTGATATATTCTAAATTATCTTGTGCAATAGCTTCTTGCATTTCTGCCATAAACTTATCCTCCTGACTTTCATAAGCATCGGTGAAAAAGTTAGTAGCTGGTATGCCATACTTTTTAATCTTGCGATTGATAACGTATGCTAGTCCTTTTACTCTTGACTCCGTTTGCTTGACAAATGAGCCTGTTTCTAGGTCACGAATCCTCAAAGGTTTTTTCTTAATCCAATCAACCAAGACCTGCGGAGGAACTCCCTTACCTGCCCTCCTGCCCTTATCTACATTCAGACCATACTCAAGCATCTTAAAGATGATGTATCCTTTACTGAATCGACCATCCTCTGTCCTTGTCTTTAATTCAGATGTGATTGAATTGCGCAGCTTGCCGCTATTGTCTATGCGCTTCTTGTAGCTTTTGCCGCGTGAATTTTTTGCTGTGTAGGTTTTGCCTATGTTAATCTTGGCAAGCCTGACTACATTGTCCGCAAAGTCAGCTAATGCTTTATCTCTTGCACCTTTTACCCTGTCACCCATCAGATGCAGATTTCGTTGTTAGGCACGTTGATAGAGATGTCAATCGCCCAGCCTGCAAGTAGGTTTTCAAATCTGTCTTGAAATGGTGTTGCCCTTACAGCATCAGTCAACTGAAAGTTGTCAGTAAACGCTGTGCCTCTTCGTAGCTGCTCAACCAATCGGTTGCAAACTTGTAGCTGAGTATTCCAAATGTCTTGTAGGTTATCCATCCCATAGAAAGGCTCTGACTCGTTTCTCAAGTCATTCTTATTGATGTCTACCACATCCATACAGATGACTGTAAAGTTTAAGGTCATTGTCGAGCCATTTAAAGCCGTATCCCCAACGATAATATGTGACAGAGGGAAAATACTCTGCTTTGCTAAATCAGCCTCTGAGATGTCTCCTATTGTCACTACGTTGACGTTATTGTCTGCGATTAAAAGGTCGTGTAGCTTTTGTGTAACTGTATAGAACTGTCTCATTGTCTCTGTTTGCGTTTAAGTTCGTTGGTTTCGATTTCTGTTTTCTGTTTATCAAACATCAGTTTAAGCAGACATTTATGGAGTGCCAATTTTGTGACTTCATCAATTCTAGTGACGCTTCCATCTGCGAGATGATTAATTGATTGATACCAACCCCATCGCTGTCCAAATT